ACCGGATCAGAGCATCTGGTGGCACGACCTTGGCTTTGCGTGAGTTTTACATAGGCAACAACTCGCGTGAAATTCAGATGGCCAGGCTTAACCGCGACGACTATACCAACCTGCCCAACAAGAACTTTACAGCCAACCAGCCTTACCAGTTTTGGTTCAACAGGACCATACCAGAGCCAGAGATTTATCTTTGGCCTGTACCGAATGAGTACTATGTGCAGATGACTGTTTGGTACTCAAAGCAGATCATGGATGTTGGCGATCTGACAGATGAATTGCAGATCCCACAGCGCTGGTATTTGGCTACAATTGGCATGCTAGCGCATCAGTTAAGCATGGAATTGCCTGCGGTTCCTCTTGATCGCATCAGGTATCTTGAGGATCAGGCCGGCAAGTATCTTGCCCTAGCAGAGGCTGAGGAGCGTGATCGCAGTCCTATCTACTTTGCGCCCAACATAAGTGTGTACACGAAATAATGCCAATGTTTCTTGACACTGAGGGATATTCAGATATTGCGATTGCAATATGTGACCGATGCCGCATGAAACGTCCGCATGCAACCCTTGGGCCGGACATCAACTTTCCAGGCTTGATGGTGTGCGAAGAAAACTGCAGAGATGAAAAAGATCCTTATCGCCTGCCCGCAAGACAGACTGAGCGTATCAACTTGCGGTTTCCGAGGCCTGATGTGTCTGTGGCTGCAATACAGAACAACCTTGTAACAAACAATCAACAGAATGTCATTGTTTCAACTGAAGGCAATACCCAAACGCCAGAAAATAACGGGAACCTTGATGGCATAGCGGTGTCACCATAATGGCTAATCAGACGATTACGCAATTACCGGCAGCAGGTGCTTTAACAGGCGCAGAGCTTGTTCCCATCGTCCAAGATGGCGGCACCGTACAGACAACGGTGGCTGCAATTGCGGCGAGTCCAGCGACAAACTACAGCTTTATCACGGCAACCAGTGAAGGCTTGCTTACGGATTCGAGGCAGCTTGCAACATCCGGATCGGGTTTAACACTCACAGACAACGGTCCTGGCTCAACAGTGGCTTTAGCCTTGTCAGGAGCGCCTGCAAGCCTCATCGCTTCGGGCAATGGCATACAGGTCAAGACAGGCGCGGGAACGCTTACAGCACGCTCTATTCAAGCGGGAACGGCAGGTTTAAGCGTATCTAATGGTGACGGTGTTGCAGGCAATCCAATCGTTTCGCTTTCCGGGCTGGTTCTTAATCTTGCTAACACTTCAGGTGTAGGTCTTTTATCGCGCACAAGCGGTGGAGGCATCGGTGTCGTCACGCTGCAGGGAACTGCAGATGAGATTGACGTTACAAATGGAACGGGCGATGGTGTAAACCCGACGGTAGGGCTAGCAGACAATCCAGTTGTGCCAGGCACGGGTTCGCTGACTTTGCCTAAGGGCAACGTAATGCAAAGGTCATCGCCTGTTAACGGCATGATTCGGTACAACACTCAAAGTGATCAGTTTGAGGGTGTCATCAATGGCGCTTGGGGATCGCTTGGCATTTCAGGTTACTCTGGATTCTCAGGATCGGGCGTATCAGGATTTTCTGGATTTTCAGGATCGGGTATTTCTGGATATTCTGGGTTTGGTCTATCTGGATTTTCAGGAGAGTCAGGGTTTTCAGGGTTTTCGGGTATTTCAGGTTTTTCCGGCGTGTCAGGATATTCAGGTGACAATCCTGGATCAAGTGGATTTTCAGGAATCAGCGGGTTTTCAGGCTTCTCAGGGTCAGGCATTTCGGGTTACTCAGGGTCTGGCATATCGGGCTATTCGGGACTTGGTGTATCGGGATACTCAGGACTATCGGGCTTTTCTGGAATCAGCGGATTTTCGGGAAACAGTGGGTTTAGTGGAATATCCGGATTCAGTGGTATCTCAGGATTTTCAGGGTCTGGGGTTTCGGGATTCTCAGGATTTTCTGGCGCAGGAACATCGGGTTTTTCTGGCTTTAGTGGTATTTCTGGCTTTTCAGGGATCTCAGGTTTTTCAGGGATTTCAGGCTTTTCAGGACTTTCGGGATTTAGCGGTATCTCTGGGTACTCAGGAAGCGGTATATCAGGGTTTTCTGGTGCAGGAACTTCGGGCTTTTCAGGATTTAGCGGCCAATCAGGGTTTTCTGGCATCTCAGGTTTTTCAGGAATTTCAGGGTTTTCGGGGGCAGGTTCTGCAATTACGGTATCGGATGAGGGAACGCCTCTTACTACCAACGTACAGTCATTTGATTTTGTGGGTGCTGGCGTTGTTGCAACAGCAATCGGCAACGCGGTTACGGTTACGATTTCAGGGGGCGGTGGCGGAGGTAGTTCAGGATTTAGTGGGTACTCAGGATTCAGTGGAATTTCAGGCTTTAGCGGAATCTCGGGATTCAGCGGTATTTCTGGGTTTAGTGGAATCTCAGGGTTTAGTGGCATTTCAGGTTTTAGTGGTATTTCAGGATTTAGTGGTTCATCAGGCTTTAGCGGAACATCGGGCTTTAGTGGAGCATCAGGTTTTAACGGTCAATCAGGCTTTTCTGGCTTGGGAACCTCTGGATTTTCGGGGTTCAGTGGCCTGTCGGGGTTTTCAGGAGATAGTGGCTTATCAGGATTTAGTGGTGGATCAGGGTTTTCTGGAGTTAGTGGCTACTCAGGCGTTAGCGGGTACTCAGGGGCAGGAACATCGGGTTTCAGTGGAGTGTCTGGCTTTAGTGGAATTTCAGGATTCAGCGGTTATTCAGGAACAAGTGGATACTCAGGAGCAGCCGTTTTAGGTTTGTCTGGGTTTTCAGGGCAAAGCGGTTATTCAGGAACGAGCGGGTTTTCAGGCATCAGCGGATTTTCTGGTATTAGCGGATTTTCTGGGGCATCAGCGCCGACAAATGTCACAACAACGGCTAGTGCAACAGCCGGCTTCATTTTATTTGCAACGAACTCAACAACCGGAAGCCAGGCTGTTTTGGTTGATGCAGGTTTGTCGGTTAACGGCAGCACCAATGCAATCACAGGCGGCGTGGACGGCGGGACCTTCTGATGAAATATAGCATCGTGATTCCAAGCTATAACCACTGCGATGATTTATTAAAACCATGTCTTGAGTCGATTTTCAAGTACACCGATATGGCTGACGTTGACCTAGTCATATCGGCAAACGGTTGCAAAGACAACACAAAGGAATACCTAGAAGAGTTAGCAACAGACTTTGCAAAGATTGGCTTTGAAAAGCACCTTAGGGTCGTGTGGAATGATCAGCCGCTAGGTTATTCAGGGGCGTGTAATGCAGGCATCATAGCCACGCGCACTGATCGAATTGTTTTGCTGAACAACGATACAGTGCTCTTGCCGCAGTTTAAGAATCAATGGCTAGAGATGCTGGATCAACCATTCAATGATCATGAAAAGTGTGGCATCTCATGTGTCATCAAGGGACCATCAGAGCCTGCTGGGCGCGATTTTGCAGTGTTCTTTTGCGTAATGATCAAGCGCAGCGTTTTTCATCGCATAGGCCTTCTTAACACGGAATACGGCGTTGGTGGCGGCGAGGACACTGAGTTTTGCATTCTTGCGGAAAGAGCGGGTTTTGAGGTTCTTGAATGCTCGCCCAAAACATGGAATGGTAATCAATTTACAGGCGTGTTTCCGATCTATCACAAGGGCGAGGGTACGGTTCTTGACACCTCGCTTGTGCCGGATTACCACGACGTGTTTTTGCGTAATTCACTCAAGCTTGCCAAGAAGTTTAATCCGGACTGGTATCGCTGGCGCTTGTCCAATCATTGGGAGCGTGCAGTTTTCTTAAAGGGCGATCCGGTATTTCCAAGGGAAACGACGCGTTATCAGTGGGCAGCTCGCCACATCAAGGGTAATCGTGTGTTTGAGCTTGGCTGCTCAAGCGGGTACGGCGTTCAGTTTATGCCTGAAGATGTGGAGTACATGGGTCTTGATTACGATCCCATTATTGTTGAAGTTGCTAAAGAACAGAACTGGAGTCCAAAGGCGCAGTTTGTGCATGCCGACATTAATACTTATGAGTTAGGTAATTACGACACCATCATTGCCTTTGAAGTCATTGAGCACCTTGATAACGGCTTAGAGATTCTGCAAAAGCTTAAACAGCATTGCAAGGTGTTGCTTTTTACGGTTCCTATGAATGAGCCTGTAGGATTTTGGGGGCCGCATCATAAGCTTCATGGATTAAATGAATCGCACTTTCCAGGTTTTGATTTCAACTACATTGATGAGCACGGCAACATTACGCTAGCTCCCAAACCAATTAGTGAGCAAAATAGGCTTAACCTTTTGATTGGAGGTTGGCATGCCTAGTGTTCTTTGCTCCATTTCAACACGAGGCAGAACGCATACAACGCTGCCTTTGGCTTTGCAAGCGGTGATGAGCCAAACGCGCACACCAGACAAAATTGTGATTTTTGATGATAACGATGTGCATCAAGATCTGCGTCACGATCCAATATACAAAAACTTGTTTTGGATGATAAGTTCCAAAGGAATTGCCTGGGAGTGGCTTTGGGCCGCAAAAAAAGGTCAGCATCACAATCATCAGATGGCCAATTGGATGGGATATGAATGGGTCTGGCGCGTTGATGATGATGCGCTTCCAGAGCCGAATGTTTTGCAGACCTTGCTTGAGCATATTGGCCCTGATGTTGGAGGTGTTGGCGGCTCTATTCTTATGCCTTCGGTTGATGTTGAAGGCGCAGTGAGTTCAGGAAAGATTGATGCAATTGACTGTGAACCTCATCCACAATGGCAGCGCATCAAGAAGAAGCAGCAAGTTGAGCACCTGCATTGTAGTTTTCTATATCGCGCAGGGATTTATGATTACAACTTAGGTTTATCAAGAGTCGCTCATCGCGAAGAAACGCTATTCAGTTATGGCTTGTATCGCAAGGGATACAAACTCGTGATTGTGCCGGATGCAATTACCTGGCACTGGAAAGCACAATCAGGAGGCATTCGATCCGAAACGAGTACAGATCTTTATGCACATGACGAGAACATTTTCCGCAATACCATGTCCTTTAAAGATCATACGGTTGTGGTGCTCAATAACGGGATGGGCGATCATTTAGTGTTTACGCATGTTTTGCCTGAAATCAAAAACCCTGTCATTTTTGGTTGCTATCCTGAGATTGTTCCTTGTCGTTCGATTGCAGAAGCACAAACGCTTTTTGGTGACATTGAGATGTTTAACATTTACGCCAAGATGGATCGATGGAAATGGCAGAGCAGCCTTGAGGGTGCATTCAGGAGGCTTTACCTGTGATCATCATCGCACCTTATGCCAAGACTTTGTTAAGCGGCAGCAGAAATCCCAAGAACTATCCGTTCTGGCCGGAATTGTTAGCCATGATTGACGAGCATGTCGTTCAAGTTGGCGTATCAGGCGAGGAGCCTTTGGTAGCAGACTTTCGCAAGAACTTGCCGATCTTGGAGTTGCGCGGCTTGTTGAAGCAGTGCTCAACCTGGATCTCATGCGATAGCTTTTTCCAACACTTGGGCTGGGACGAGGGCAAGCAAGGGATTGTGTTGTGGTCGGTATCTGATCCCAACATCTATGGCCATCCTGAGAACATCAATCTGCTCAAGGATCGGTCTTATTTGGCTTCTAACCAATTTTTATGGTGGGAGAAATATCCTCATAACCCTGATGCGTTTGTGCGCCCAGAAGTGGTTTTTGAGGCGTTACAAGGGCTATTGTCGCTTGATCGCGCAGCCTAAAAAATGATGAAATTAAATGATTGACGGAGTTTGATATGCCAGCAACCAATTACACACCCATTCAGCTTTATCGCACGAATACGGCATCAACAACTGCACCAAGCGGAGCTAATTTGAACGCTGGTGAATTAGCTATCAATTACAACGATAGCGGCATGATTCTTTATGCCAAAAATACATCGGGTACAGTTATCAAACTGATGAATAACCCTGCAAGCTTGTTGTATCCCACGGCAGACGGATCAGCAGGGCAAGCCATTGTCACCAATGGCTCGGGAACTTTAAGTTTTGCTACAGCAGGCTTAGCATGGCAATCCGTCCAAACCACAGGCTTCACCGCAGTCGCAGGCAGAGCTTATCCCTGCAACACTACGAGCGCAGCTTTCACCGTCACGCTGCCAGCAACGCCAAGCGCAGGGGATTTAGTGACGTTGGTTGATTACGCTGCAACGTGGGATACCAACAATCTGACCGTCAATCCGAATGGCAACAAGTTAAATGGAGCAGTATCAAACGGAACTTTGTATGCTGAAAGAGGGTCGGTCAATTTAGTTTATGTTGATTCGACTCAGGGCTGGATTTCTTACGCATCAAATGGAACTACAAATATTGCTCAAGCACCACCGACTGTTGAATATCTTGTTGTTGCTGGCGGTGGTGGGGGTGGTTTTCGCTTTGGTGGAGGTGGAGGTGCTGGTGGGTTTAGAACAGCAACAGGACTAGCGGTTACGGCAGGAACGTCAATAACAGTGACTGTTGGATCTGGTGGGGCTGGAGCGGCAAACAACAACGTGCCTGGGTCAAAAGGTGGAGACTCTGTTTTTAGTACGATCACATCAACAGGTGGTGGCGGTGGTAGGAGCAGTTCAGATTCAAAAACAAGCACAAATGATGGTGGTTCTGGTGGCGGAGGAAACAGTAGCGCAAGCTCAGCGGGGTCTGGTAACACGCCGAATACAGCACCATCGCAAGGGAATAATGGCGGTGATGGTAATAGATTAAACGGAAGTTGTTATGGCGGTGGTGGAGGTGGTGGTGCAAATGGCGCTGGCACAAATGGGCCAAGTTCTACTGGAGGAAATGGTGGCGGCGGTACAGCATCATCTATTTCAGGGCCATCTGTAACCTATGCAGGAGGTGGCGGCGGGGCGGCTGAGAACACTGCCGGATCGGGGGGAACAGGCGGTTCTGGTGGTGGTGGAAACGGTGGGAATGGAGGATCTCCAAGTTCAAGTACAGCTGGAGGTACTAATTTAGGTGGGGGTGGCGGCGCAGACTCAACTCCAAGCGGAACGGCAAGAGCTGGCGGCTCCGGCATTGTCATTATTCGCTATGCCGACACCTTTGCAGCGGCAGTATCAACGACGGGTTCACCAACCATTACGGTAGCCGGTGGTTATCGTGTTTATAGCTGGACTGGCAACGGTTCCATCACATTCTGATATGAACTTGCATAACTTATTTCCAACACCCGTGGGGTTCTTTGACCTCGGACGAGTATTAACGGATGAAGAAAAGTTCTTCCTGATGGAGTTGGAGCAGCGTCCCAATACGGGAAACCGCACAAGCACCGATAACTTTGTGCTCAGAAACGCCACGCTGACAACGCTTAGATCGTGGATGGAAGATTGCGTGGATCAGTATTTCAAAGCCACGGTCAATCCAAAACACAATGTCAGTTTAAGAGTGACGCAATCGTGGGTGAACTATTCCAAGCCGGGGCAGTATCACCACAAGCACGCTCATCCTAATTCGTATGTCTCTGGCGTGTTTTATATCCAGACGTCCGATAAAGACAGGCTTTACTTTTACAAAGACGGTTGGCAACAGATCAAATTCCCGCCACAAGATTGGAACACCTACAACTCTGAATCGTGGTGGTTTGAAGCAACGCAGGGAAGATTGATTCTGTTTCCATCATCTTTAACGCACATGGTTCCTACGGTTGAAGGCGACGATGTGCGGGTATCACTAAGTTTTAACACCTTTCCTGTCGGCGTAGTCGGCGAGGAAATGGACTTAACCGGATTAAAGTTGGAGGTTTAAATGGCGCACTTTGCAAAGCTAGATAAGAACAACGTGGTGCTAGAAGTTCACGTTGTTCATAACAACGAGCTGCTTGACCAAAACGGCGAAGAGCAAGAGTGGAAAGGGGCGTGGTTCCTGCAAAACTGGTCGGGTGGTTATCCGTACTGGAAGCAGACCAGCTACAACGGCAACTTCCGCAAAAATTACGCAGGCATCGGCTACACGTTTGACCCTGACCGTGACGCTTTCATCCCGCCTAAGCCTTATCCCAGTTGGGTGCTGAATGAGCAGACATGTCTCTGGGATGCTCCCGTAGCCATGCCTACAGACGGGAAGCGGTATCAGTGGGATGAGGCAACGGTAAATTGGGTTGAGTTAGAACCTTTGCAAAGGAACGAAAATGGCTGAGAAATGGATTCAGAAAGCAGTCAAAAAGCCTGGTGCATTACACAAACAATTAGGCGTTCCCTCGGATAAAAAGATTCCCGTAAAGATGCTCAACAAAGCTGCAAAAGCACCAGGAAAACTTGGCCAACGCGCTAGATTAGCAAAGACGCTCCGTGGATTTTGATCATGAGCGAGTTGAAACAAATCCCAGAAGTTGAAGCTAGACTGGATACGCACGAGCAGATTTGTGCGGAGCGTTACAAGGGCATTCAAGAGTCATTTCAACGAGTTGATGAGCGCTTCCAAGACGGGTCACAAAAGTTTAAAAGACTTGAGTACATACTCTATGCAGTCATGGCAGCGGTTCTTCTAGGGCCAGGAGCGGCGGCTGCATTCTTTAAGAAGCTCATAGGTCTGTAATGTTTGATCTCCTCTCAGGCGGTTTACTTGGCTCCATATTCGGAGGGCTATTTAGGCTTGCACCAGAAGTGCTGAAATTCTTAGATAAGAAGAATGAACGCGCTCACGAGTTAAATATGTTCCAACTCCAGACGGATCTGGAGAAAATGCGTGGCGAATTCCGAGTGGAGGAAAAATATGTGGATTACTCTATCCAACAATTGGATTCCATCAAAGAGGCCTTTAAAGAACAGGCTGAAACGGCTAAGGCTGCGGGCTGGTTTGTGGCTGGAATATCTGCTCTTGTACGTCCCGGCATCACTTGGTGTTTATTTTTCATGTATGCATCGGTTAAGGCGGCTGCGCTTGTTATGGCGTTTCAAACGGGCGCGAATTGGACAGAAGTCGTAACCAAGGTTTGGGATGAAGATGACTTTGGTGTGTTTACAATGTGTCTCACATTCTGGTTCGTTTCAAGAAGTATAGAGAAATATCAAAAGTCGTGAATGAAGAAGCAAAAGTATTAGCTAGAGACGTATTAATAAAGCCCTTTGAAGGGCTGGCTAGGCTTCTGCCTGATGGAAACGTAACCTCTTATCCCGATCCCGGAACCAAAGGGCATCCTTGGACAATCGGTTATGGATCAACCGGCCCAGACATTCAGCCGGGAACTGTTTGGACAATGAAGCAGTGTGAGGATGCCCTAGACCATCACATTGAATACTTTTATGCAGGACTTTGCAAACTTAGTCCGACCTTTCCAAATGCCGCTCCGAGGAGGATTGCTGCAGTCACAAGCTGGGCGTACAATTGCGGGTTAGGAAATTACCGCATCAGTACGTTTAAAAAGCGCGTAGACGCATCGGATTGGGATGGTGCGGCTACCGAATGCCTCAAATGGAGTAAAGCCTCTGGGCGCGTTTTAGCGGGTCTTACAAGACGGAGGGCAGCAGAAGCTGCATTCATGCGATGAAATCACAGGTCAACAAAGCGGGCAATTACACGAAGCCAGAAATGCGTAAGAGGCTCTTTGACAGCATCAAAGGGTCAGCGGTGCAGGGAACTGCAGCGGGACAGTGGTCAGCCCGTAAGGCCCAGTTGCTAGCCAAAAAATACAAAGAAAAAGGCGGCGGTTACCGTGATTGAGTTTGTCCAAAAGCAGCTTGAGGCTTCTGAGCGTCTCTACAGGGTTATGGCTGAGGATAACCAACTCCGTGCTCATAACCTGCAGATGTGGATTGACATGACTGCGGACTATCAGAAAAAGCTTGCAGATCGTGACCGAAGTATTGAAGAGTTGCGAGCAGTGATTGCCAAGTATGAAGCGAAATGAAAGAGCCGCAGCAAAGCCTCAAGGAGTGGACCGCACAGAACTGGCGCACAAAATCAGGTAAGCGATCATCAGATACGGGCGAAAGATACCTACCTGAAGCAAAGATCAAGATGCTGACGCCACAAGAGTACGCAGCAACAACACGAGCCAAGCGCGAAGGAAAAAGGCAGGGAAAACAGTTTGTGCCCCAGCCTGAGTCGATTAGAAAGAAGGTGTGGTGATGCCAGCTTATGCAATGACCTACAACAACCTGGTAACAGACATCCAGCAGTATCTGGAGCGCACTGACACGGCCACGGTTGATCGTATTCCTACGTTTATTGGTTTAGCCGAACAGGTCATTGCAAGCCAGATCAAGTTTTTGGGTAACTTGACAGTCCAATCAAGTGCCATGATTGCAAGCAATCCTGTGATTGATAAACCGGCTCGCTGGCACAAAACAGTTTCGATGAATGTCACGGTTGCCGGCAAGCGTTATCCTGTTCTACTACGAAAGTATGAGTACCTAAGAGAGTACTGGCCCGATCCCACACAAACAGGGGTTCCCAAGTTTTACTGTGATTACGATTACACGCACTGGTTTGTAGCGCCAACACCGACGATTGCGTACAACTTCGAGGTGCTGTACTACGAAAGAGTCGCACCATTAAGCACAGAGAACCAAACGAACTGGTTTACGGTTTACGCGCCACAGGCTTTACTTTACGGCTCACTCTTGCAAGCCATGCCGTTTCTGAAGAACGATGAGCGCACGCCGGTATGGCAGGCGCAGTACGATGCAATTATGCAAACCCTAATGGCTGAGGATAAGCTGCGTATCGCTGATCGCCAGGCCATCGCTGCGGATAGTTAATCATGAGCTATACAAGTCCATTTACGGGTGACGTGGTTCTCCCGACTGATGTTTCTTACGAATCCATCACGCTAGATGCTAATTTGCAATTGGTGTGGCCGATAAACGGCAATTTGAGCACCGAAACGCCTGCAGCAAGGATCATGGATGTATCGGCATCTAGTGCGGGTCTTGAGCTGCGGATGCCGCCTGCCAGTCAAGTTTCAACAGGGCAAGATGCGCTAATCAAAAACACGGGCGCAAATACCTTTACAGTCAAAACCTTTGGTGGTGCAGGAACCATCATCGCCATCGCTTCTGGTGAATCCAAATACATTTATCTTACCAACAATTCAACGACTACAGGAACGTGGGCAAACTTTGCCTTTGGCACAGGGACATCGTCAGCAGATGCCGCAACCCTTGCCGGCGCTGGTTTGTTGGCTTCAGGTTTAACGCTTAACCAAAGTCATCCGGTATCTTCCATTGTTGCAGGCCAATCATTTGTCGTGGGTGATCGAGCACAAACTTATGTTTGGGCTGGTGGAGCCACCACGGTGACCCTTCCTTCCGCAGTGACCGCCGGCAACAACTGGTTCATGCTTATTAAAAACAATGGCACAGGAACGCTCATTCTTGATGCGCCAGGATCACAATTAATTGATGGTGCTTTAACAAAATCATTTCAGCCAAGCGAATCGGCATTTGTTGTCTCTACAGGGTCTGAATTTGTTACGGTTGGATACGGTGTAAGCACGCAGTTTTCTTTCAATATTCTTACCAAAACCGTATCAGCCGGTGATTACACGCTAACGGCATCTGAAGCATCAAACACCATCATGATTTTTCAGGGGTCGTTATCAGGCAACGTCAATATTATTATTCCTCCGGTGGTGAATTTTTACATTGTCAGCAATCAATGTAGTGCGCCTGGCGCAGAAACACTGACGATTAAAACGGCTGTGGTTGGTGGTAGTACAGCCGTCGTACCTGCTGGCGGTCAGGCAACGCTTTTCTGTGATGGAACCAACGTCCTCAATGCCAACACCACACAGGCTGGTGGAACGTCTTTTGGCATCATCAATGGGTCTGCCGGAAGTCCATCACTATACTTCAGTCTTGAAACCAACACAGGTATTTTTAGGCCAACCGCAGGTCAGTTTGGGATTTCAATTTTAGGATCGCAAAAACTAAATTTGACGGCTACGAGCCTTGATATTACAGGTGGTATTACGGCCACAACGACAATTACCACGGCATCAGGAACGGCTGCAGCTCCGTCTCTTACGTTTACAGGCGATACAGATACCGGAATTTATCGTACGGGCGCAAATGGTGTTGGCGTGACAGCCAACGGTTCGCAGGTAGCAAGATTTGAAACAACCGGAATGACAGTGACGGGCGTAGGTGCATTTTCAGGCGCAGTTTCTGGTGAATCTGGCACATTTACGGGTACAGGTTCATCTGCGGGCATTCAAGGCGCAAATAGTGTCAACGGGGGCACATTTTGACCAAGAAGGTTTTTGCCCTTGACACCAGGCCTGGCATCCAGCGGGACGGTACGATCTTTGATAAAGAGTATTACACCGATGGTAAGTGGGTGCGCTTTCAAAAGTTTGGTGGCGAGCTTGCGCGTCCGCGTAAGATGGGCGGATACCGCGAGATCGTTAATAGCCTTGCTGGACCATCAAGGGGCATCTTTGTCGTTGTCCGCAACCTCTTTAATAACATTTACAGTGGATACAACGACGGACTTCAACTGATTCCTGTCAACAATAACGGCGTAGGGTCTGGCGTTACAGACTATAGCTTTGGCGGTCCTATCCTCACAACAACGCTCATCAGCGGCGGCACGGGATACGCTAACGCTACCTATACCAACGTACCGCTGATTTACAGCACATCAGGTACAGGCATCGGTGCAAGGGCAACCATTGTTGTCTCGGGAACTGCGGTTACATCAGTCACGATTACAAGCGGTGGAATACGGTATGTCAAGGGTGAATTTCTTACCGCAGCCGCGGCTAATCTTGGCGGCTCTGGTTCTGGTTTATCTATTCAGATTGCAACCATTGATTCGCCGTTTACTGCAAGCGATCAAAACTCATGGCAGTTTGATACGTTTACCGATACGGTGGGATACCAGACAAATCTTCTATTAGCCCATCCTTCAAGAGATCTTGAGGACATTGATAGCGAAATTAATACGCGCTTGCTTTGCGGACCCTTAACGGGAACCATCCTTTGGGCAGCGGGTTTGTTTGCAGTGGACAACTGTACGACAACAAGCGGTTCAAAGACCGTTACGCTTACGGAAATCAATCCAAAGATCGCGTCCGGACAGGTAGTCAAAGGTTATGGGATCGCTGCAGGAACTACCGTTACATCCATCGTTGCGACGACGATTACCTTGAGCGCAAACGCCACAGCATCAAGCACAACGACCTTGACGTTTGACAATGAAGTAAGCATTTCGGGCGGCGTGATTTCTCTTCATCCTTATGTGTTTGTATACGGCAACGACGGACTCATTCAGAACTGCTCTGCCGGCGACATCGATGACTGGGTATCAGCCGATGCTAATCGGGTGAATGCGGCAACAGGGAAGATCCTGCAAGGTTTGCCGGTTCGAGGTGGCTCAAACTCACCATCAGGTTTGTTTTGGTCATTGGATAGTTTAGTCAGGGTTTCTTTCAACCCACAGACTTTGGGTGTACCTGGAACAGGAAACTTTGCTGCGCCGACCTATTGGCGGTATGACATCCTTACGAGCCAATCATCATTCTTGTCATCATCGGCGGTGATTGAGTACGACGGAATTTACTTTTGGACAGGCGTTGATCGGTTTTTGCTGTACAACGGCGTGACGAAAGAGATTCCCAATACGTTCAATCAAAACCACTTCTTTGATAACTTGAACTACAGCCAACGACAAAAGGTTTGGGCAACCAAGGTTCCGCGTTTTGGTGAGGTTTGGTGGTTTTATCCAAGGGGTGATGCTACTGAGTGTACTGACTGTGTGATTTACAACGTCAGGGATAACACCTGGTATGACACTGGACAAGCCTTAGGTTCGCAGCGCTCTGCAGGCTACTTCTCGCAAGTTTTTAGATTCCCTGTCCAAGCAGGTTATGAAGTTAACACAGTTAATTCCATCAACCTTGTGTCGATTGCAAATGCTGGATCAGGATATTCAAACGGCACTTACAGCTATGAAAGCCTAACAGGTGGCACGGGAACGGGCGCTAACGCAACGATTACAGTCATTGGTGGCGCAGTAAGGTCGGTTGTCATCAATGACCGCGGCAGCGGGTATACCGTAGGCGACACCTTGAGTGCTGTGCTTGCCGGCGGCGGAACGAATTTTGCAATAACTATTGACTCTTTGATTCAGCAAATGTCGCTTTGGCAGCATGAGACGGGCAAAGATGAAATCAAAGGAACAACGGTTCTTGCAATTGAAAGCTCATTTACAACATCAGATCTTGGTGTCGTTGCTGGTGGTCCTGCAACCTTTTCGCCTGTCGGCGAAAATAAGTGGACACGCATTGAGCGGGTCGAGCCAAACTTTATTCAGGTTGGTAACCTTGAGCTGTACATTGTGGGAAGACCTTACGCTGATGAAGTTGATCAGATTACGGGACCGTATACCTTTGCGCCAGGAACGGGCAAGATTGACATGAAAGAGCAAAGAAGGATTTTGCGCTTAAAGTTTGTCAGCAACGTAGCCGGTGGTGACTTCCAAGTGGGTAAGATCATTGTGGACGCCGATACGGGTGATGTAAGAGGTTATTCAACGTGAGCGTAGCGTTAATTTACGATCCGCGGTTTCATACCTTTGATTCGTGGGCATCGCTCATGTGTGAGTTGTTTGCTGCAAATCAGTTGCAAATACCAATTCTTGATCTTGATTGGAAGTCTTGGGCTGCTGGATTAATTGCTATTGATGTCTTTGCCAATGAGGCAACGCCTGATCCCTATGCTTTTGATGATTGGCAGGATTGGGCGTCTGCTTTAGTTGGGGCTTTTAACGCGAGCACAAACGCATGAGTACATCTGCTGCTTATCAATATGCAACAGGTCAGGGCACCGAAGAGGCGATGAATGAAAACATTCGCAACTTTTTGGCCACTCAACCAACCGAAGAAGCGACGCGAGCAGCGATGGCTCAGTATGGCGTCTCGGAAGAAGATGTTCGTCGTGCCACAGGCAAGTCATTTGCGGATTACTTTCCAGCGCAACCCTTTGCTTTAGCTTTAGATATAGCTTCGCAGACCCCTGTTTATACGACAAATCAAGCGCAGATTGAAACTGCGTCACCGCTGTCTGCCGCATATCAATATGCCACAGGAAAAGGTGGCATCGGCTTAGAGGCAATGAATCAAAATATTCGTAATGCCTTAGCCACAGCACCGAGTCAAGAAGCCACACAGGCGGCAATGACCCAGTATGGAATATCTGATGAAGATATTGTTAGGGCAACAGGCAAATCATTTGAAGATTTGTTTCCAGCAATTTCTCCGTTAGGAGGCGTATCAACGGTTAGCGGAGCCGCAGCAAACGATATGGTATCAGGCGGCGCTTTGCCAGTCAGTCGAGATGAGGCGCAACAAACGGCTATAGATGCGGCAACCGTAAAGCCTGCGGAAGCGGTGGGAACTTACCGCGGTGTTCCGATACCAACATTTACAGATAAATACATAGACCGCGGTGATGAAGGCACACAGATTCTTTCAGCAGCCGATCAACTTGCAAGCTGGAAACAAAACCAAGATTATCTTGCGTCTTTAACGCCAGCGCAAAGAGCAATTGAAGCCGCAAAAACTGCGTTTTCATTTGAGGGTGGCATACAGACGGGGTACGACCCAGTTACATTAGGCGGCAAGGAATGGACCGTTGCCGGTGATGGCAAAACGCTTGTACGTTTGTCGGACGATCAGTCTGGATTGGCTGCAAAACAGACTCGTTATGATGTCCTGGATGCGGCTACAGGTCAGGTCGCGCAACAAGTTGGCGTAGAGGGTCCTGGCTTATTAAAAAGCTTTTTAACTAATCCAGTTACCGGATTGATCCTTAGTTTGGCGCTTCCTGGTGTAGGTACGGCTATAGGACAAACTTTAGGCATTACGAACACCGCCTTAGCTCAAGCTGTAGGTTCAAACATAGCAAAGTTTGGACTGCAGATTGCTGGTGGCAAAAGACCAATTGATGCATTGAAAAACGTGGTGGTATCGGATTTGATGCAAGGTGTTACCTCAACCGTAAGTTCAATGCTGCCTACAGAACTGTCATCGGTTGGAAAGCAAGTTGTTAACCAATTAGTTACAACAGGCAAGATTGATCCGGCCTCATTAGCAACGACTGCTGGGATGGACTTTGCGGCTGGCCAGTTAGCAAATGAAACGGGCATGAAAAAGTCTGATGCATTGACGGTCATCAATGCAGGCCTAAAGACAATTCAAGGCGATCCGATGGGCGCTGCAACCATGTTGTTTGGCTCTGCAGTCAAAGCCGGATCTAAAGAAGCGCAGGCACAGCAAGTTTATGTCAATGCCAAAAATAGTGGCGCAAGTGATGCAGAGGCTTATGCTGCTGCAGAAGCTTTTTATGGACGCGACGTAATTGATCCTCGGATCTCTGGCCAAGGTGTTGGCGGAAGCGAGTTTGAAGACTATGGTGGCAGGGATGAGTTCAGAGGTGGTCTGCAAAACGTATTAGACACGCTAACTGGCGCATTAGGTAACGACACCGTATCTGGTGATGGCGCAGGACCAGACACTGTGTCATCAATGAACAGCTTATTCAACAGTAAAGAACCGGCCAGCTTTACTGATGCGGTTCAATTATTTAGAGATAATGGTTATTCAATAGGACAAATCCACGACTGGATTGTTACTAATGGCATTTTTGATTCGGAGCAAGCAACAAACATTTTAACCAACATGTTTGGAGCGCCTTCAAATGAAGTCGTACCAGAAAAACAGGGTGTTGAAGGCGGCAAAGGCACTGACATCACGGCAACCACTCCAGCAGCACAGGACACGCTGAAAACACTTGGCGGCATCTTAGGGCTTGGCACTGAAGATCCTGATGCGGCCTATCAAGCTCTATTCGGTGGCGCAGAAGGCGGTCTTGGCGGGAAGGCGGTGCTTGGCTTTGATCAGTTAAGCGGCCTGCGTGACGAGATTGAAATCATCCTTGATGACCCGGAGTTGCCTGAAGATGCACGCCGCGAAATTACCAAAATGTATGCCGAAGTTTCGCGCCAAGCAGACGCTGCACAAACCGCTGCATCGACTTCATTCCAAGACGACATCACTGCTGTAGCACAATTAGCTGCCGCGCAAGCCGCTGCTTCTGGTCAGCTTGGTGGCGGCCAACCCAGTGGGAGCACTCCAGGAGGAGGAACTTTCGGTGAGGATGGGGGTGGCACGCTTGGGGGAGGAACTCCTAGTGGTGGAACTCCTAGTGGTGGGACTCCTAGTGGTGGGACGCCTGGTGGCGGAACTCCCGGAGGTGGCACCGCAGGAGGAGGCGGAGAAGCTGGCGTCCCAACAATTGGTGGAACCGCCACAGAAAAAATTGTGCTTGGTCCAGGCACGGGAATGTTAGGTTCTTCTTTAGGAAATTTGGCTGGACAAAATCTTCCTGCAACCCCGATTACTAAGGGCGGTCCTGGTGGTGAAACCCCAGGTGGAGGAACTCCTGGTGGTAAAGCCCCTATAAGTGAAACGTCTAGCGATGGTAAATCGGGCGTCTCGGGTATTTCGGGTGTTTCCGGCAGATCTGGTGAATCTGGAGTTTCAGGTACATCAGGTGTTTCTGGAACTTCTGGAATTTCTGGAACATCGGGAATATCGGGCGTCTCTGGAACATCCGGAAAGTCTGGAGTATCTGGAATTTCTGGTATTTCTGGAACCTCCGGCGTTTCAGGAGTATCGGGTGTTTCTGGAACTTCTGGCAAGTCTGGAGTATCTGGAGTATCTGGAGTATCTGGAGTATCCGGAGTATCTGGAGTATCCGGAACGTCTGGAGTCTCAGGTACTTCTGGAATTTCTGGTTACTCTGGTATGTCTGGTACTTCTGGAATTTCTGGCTATTCAGGTATTTCTGGAAAATCGGGAACATCTGGTACTTCTGGAGTTTCTGGAACGTCAGGTATTTCGGGCTTTTCTGGATCTGGTTTATCAGGTTATTCAGGGTCTGGTTTATCAGGTTATTCAGGTTCAGGATTGTCTGGCTATTCTGGATCGGGTGTCTCTGGCTACTCTGGAACCGGAACTAAACTGCCAATATCATTAGGCGGTGGTCCATCAACGCCTGCAGGGCCGATATCAGGGCCAGAAATAGGGCGTTTGTATGGAAAAATGCTTGAAGCAAAAGTATTGCAAGAAAGGCTAATTGATCCGCTAGCGGAACTGAAACGAAGGATTAAAGAGATGGATTCAATTGAGCCAGAACTTGCCTCAGTGATGGCGCAGCGTCTAGGCCTACCACAGCCTCCACAAGAGCCTTCATACACCTATGGCAAGGAAACATCCATTGATGAAGTTTTGGGAACAGGTAGCCGTGAATACGCTCAGGGAGGCTATGTAGAGCCGTTGAGAGCTACAGCGATGAATCCGCAGTTTATGTACCGAGCCGGAGGACTAGGCCGCGAGGACTTTAAACATGGCAAACACGTTGCCGGCGAGGGTGACGGTCAGTCCGATGACATTCCTGCGTGGCTTGCTGATTCTGAATTTGTATTGCCAGCGGATGTTGTAGCAGCATTAGGAAATGGCTCAACTAAGGCTGGAACTGATAAGCTTTACGAGATGATGTATGCAATACGGCGGCGAGCAAGATCCACTGGACCCAAAGAATTGCCGCCTCCAGCATTAAAATCTCCTCTTGATTACGTCAAAAAGGGTAAGTAATCATGGCCGGATTATTTGAAGGCATTGCGCCGCCAAACATAGAAACGACAAGGAGCACTGCGCAGGCAGCTCCTCAGTACCTAACAGATTATCTGAGTAAGCTTGCTCAGTCAGGCATCGAATCAATTGGTACGATGGGCAAAGATGCTGAAGGTAAGCCGCAATTTCAGCGCTATACCGGCGAGCAGTTGATTGCGCCGATGTCAGAGTTGCAAAAGTCTGCTTATACGCAAGCTCCAGGCTTGTTAGGTGCTTATCAGTCACCATTGGATGAGGCTTTAAAAGCCGGCAAGTCCGCGATGGGTGTCAGCCCAGAGGACATCTCTAGGTTTTACGATCCGTATCAGCAGCAAGTCATTGATGAGATGCAAAAGCAGTCAGATATCAACTTGCAAAGAAGTGTGTTGCCTGGGTTAAAAGCCTTAGGAGTCAGCGGCGGTCAGTTTCGAGGTAGCAGGGTTGGCGACATCAGTGGACAGGCTTTAGCAGATATCGCTGCTAACTTGCAGGCACAACAGACCGGCGCTCGTTCAGCAGGCTTTAAGACGGCCTTAGACGCCGCTCTACGCGAGCAAGGACAACAGGTGGGTGCTACATCAGCCCTTGGCCAATTAGGCGCTACACAGGCCGCTGCAGGCCTTGGTGAGGCCAAAGGATTAGCAGAGCTTGGCGGTCAAAAGACAGCCTATGAACAATCATTAGTTGAAGCACCCCTTACCCGCGCTGCAAATGTCGCTCAACTGCTGCGTGGCTATAGTTATCCGACAACCACAACCGAGACGTTCAAAGGTCCTAGTACGGTTTATGGTCCGAGCGTCTTCTCGCAGATTGCAGGCCTTGGTACTTTGCTTGGAGCTGCTTTCCCTGCCGGTGGAAAGGGGGCTGGCGATAGATTAATTGATTTTTTCAAAACCTTAAGAACTAATCCTAATCAAACTTCTGATCAATGGCTTGTTGATTTAATAGGTACAGACACAGATACAACAACGACAGGCGGGTCGGTTATTGATGAATCTGGCCTCGGAAGCGTTTGAGGTAAATCATGGCAACTAAATCACCATTAGCACTTGCTGAGATACCAGGCGAATCAAGCGCAATGACAGAAGCGCGTCAGTCATATCTTGACACGCAAAAAAAACTTCTTGAAGCCTTAGAATCACGCAATCAGTTATTTGATCCGACACTGCTTGCGATGGCCCAAGGATTTCTTGCGCCAACGAAATCAGGTTCTTTCGGTGAAAGCATTGCTAATGTAGCCGCTTCCGTTGGACCTGTTGCAGAGGCCGAGCGCAAGCGCGATATTGAGATGGCACAGATCCGCGCAGAGTTGGCTGCAGGACAGTACGGCGCAGCACAAAAGGGTGAGGCACTGAAGCAGCTTTCAAGTGCCATGCAACCACCAACAGGAGGTGCTGCAACTGGTACTGCAGGTTCTGCAAATATGTTTGCTGGCATGACGCCAGAAAGAGCTTTACAGATTGCAATGTATGACAAGGAGCTTGGTGAGCAAGCTTTTAAATATTTGAAAGCACAAACCGAAGGAATCGTGACGCAGCCCACCGGACAGGTAAATGTTCGTACAGGCACATTTACACCGTTTCCTGGTCAAGCGCCTACAGAAAGAACAATTCCAGGTGTAGGAACCCTTAGAGTCAGCTTAGAAGACGCCATCAGAATTGATAAAGCATTACAAGATGGTGATGCTGAATTATTGTATGGAGTAGTTAAAAAGTATACCGTTGCACCTCAAATGCCCGGCGCTGAAGCTGTGCCATCTGGTCCTGCAGCAACCGCAACCATGCCGGCAAGAAGGCCGGTGCCTGTAACGCAGGAAGAGCGAGAAGCGCAAAAACGACAAGATGAAATTCAAGCTGCAGGTCAAAGGCGGGAGGCTGAGGAACGCGCTACAAGCAACGTAAAAACGGAAGAAAAGATTTTCAGTGATGCATTAGTCGCGCCAGACCTGATACGCAATTCTGAAACGCTCATCCAACTTGCAACCAGTCCAAACACTAAACGCACGTTTGGAATTTTGCAGCAGGCTGGATTTTTAGGCGCGTTGGGCCAATTAGGTGAAGATACATTACGAGTAGGGCCAGGCATCAATATCGGCATACCGTCCATCGAAACCGCCATCCGCACGGCAACACGATCTCCCGCAGAAATTCGTGCTGCAGAAATAGCAGCAACTGCGGCAACATCGTTAGAACTGAACTTCCGCAAATTGTTTTATCAAGGCACAGGCTCTGTGTCAAATGCGGAAAATGAGACTGTGCGTAGACTTGGCGGTTCAATTAAAGATACGCCAGAGGGTTTGGTAGCCAAAGCAGAAATGATCAAGGCTCGATCAGAATTTGATCAAAAGGTTGCCAATATTTTCCGTGATGCTCAAAGTCGCGGTGTAAGTGTCAGAGATTTTAGAAAAGACAATAAACAGTATGATAAGGCGTTGCAGGAGTATGAAACTGAACTTCAACGTGTGCGCGATTCTATTATTAATTTCCGACCATCTACTCCTACAAGCGCCCCATCAGCGGTGCCAAGAACGGGCCAGCTTGTGCAACCTGGCTCTGCTGGACGGAAAACAATCTGGGAACTGAAAAACGGCAAATGGACTGATACAGGAAGGGCACAACAATGACACCCTTAACCGATTACTACAACAATCCTGGCGCACTCAAGCCGCCAAATGGCAAGCCGGATTTTTATGAAGGTCAGTTTGGTGTTGACGATAATGGCTTTGCCATTTTCAAAGAGCGTAAGTTTGGCGAGCGTGCTCTTGAAGGCGATATCAATGCAAAGCTTAAGCGTGGACTCAATACGCCGATGGCATTTGTTAAAGAATATACAAAGGGCGACAAGCCTGAGAATCAAGCATCGTATGCTATTCACTTGGCTGGTGGTTTAAACCTTAAGAGCACTGATGACGAATTTCCAAAAGATGCTGCGCCAAAAATTGCAAAGCTGATTACGCAGTTTGAAAGCGGAAGATTCAGTCAAGCAGAAGATGCCTCTCAACAGCAAGAAACCGCAAAAAGTCCTGTAGAAAAAATTGAAGATGAAGCTAGAAAACTTGCTGGAGAAGCCACAGAGAAATATCCAGAAGCACTTCGCGTGGCATTAGATGTTGCTGGCGCATCCGCTGGGCAAAATATTGGCCAACAAGCAGAGGCTGCACGCAGAAGGTTTGAAGTTGAGTCACGAAGAATGCAAAGGGCAACGCCTGCTGCTGCACCGCCCGCGATGCCACCTGCGCAACCAACAACGCCGCTTGATCTGTCTAGAAAAGTACCTGGCTCTTCTGGTGCGGCTAATTGGACGCGGGTTATGGGTAAGGACATTCCTGATGTACTTGCAGAGTCCGCGGAGTCTATGCGCAAGTCCGATCCTAGAGGCGGTCAGGCGATCATTGATCGTGACATCAGGAACATGGAAAAGATTCGTAGCCTTGGTCATGGCGACTATCGTTTAAGCGGATCAGGACCATCTCAACTCATGTTGCCGGAACAAGCAGCAGAGTATCGCGCCGCGCAGGCTCAACCGCCAAAGCCATCCATCTTTAGGCAGGCCATGCAAAATGTATCTCAAGGTGCTGGTGCGGCTGGCCGGGGTATGAGCACAATGTTTCGCGCTATGCCAGGTTTAACAGGCGCATTGAGCGGTCTTGCTGCTGCAGAGCTTGGTCAAGAAGCGTATCGCAGAAGAGAAGATCCTGTTGGCGCATCAATTGCCGGCATGGGCGCATTGGGTGCTGCGGCTTCCCTCATACCCACAGTTCCAACTCGATTGGCTGGACCGGCTATGGCCGTTGCGTCACCGCTTGCATTGTATTTTTACGACAAGATGAGCAAAACACCAAGCTCGTCAATTTATGAAGGTCCGCTCAAATACTTCCAACAGGCTCCGCCCGCGCCTTGATTCTGCTGCCATGACAACCCTTGCACTCCGAATAGTAACCGCCTCTCGAACGCTTATAGAAGGCCTCTAAGGCTTTTGTTTCGCCGCAAGCACTACAGACCTTAAATCCCTCCTTTGAGCCTTGCCTGCGCTCAAATAAGCGCTCCTCTGGCCATCCTTGGTCTATCCTCCAGCGCAAGGTGTAGAAGCTGATTCTTGAGCGCCTGGCCCACTCCTTGAGAGTAAGCGTTGTCGAGCCGATGGTGACCTCTCGGTTGTCGTAAATTTTCTTTTGCAGTGTTTGCATTCGCGTCGTCGTTCTATGTAAAAGTATTTGTCGTTAGGTTCCCAGAAACTTCTGGTGTCAAGGACGGTGGTCTTCACTGACGACCCTGATGCGTCTGTGCAAAACGGGCATAGCATTCTGAATTTCCCTCCGCAGTTCTAAAACATTCCAAGCAAGGTCATGCAAAAGCTGATCAGCATCGCTCGGATCAGTCCTGATTTGATTCTGCATCTTGTCGTGCAGCCGCTTGATCATCTGTAAGTTTTTCTCGTAAATACTATTGACTCCTAGTTGTGATATAAGCCTTTTGTCTTCAAGAACTTGGAGCGGTCATGACACAAATGAAGTGTACTGATGAAGAGTTTATCGAGGCTTGGAAGCGTCTAGGCAGCATAACGCTTGTCTCAGAAGAACTTAAAATCACGGCTCGGCGAGCACAAGAGCGACGCAAAAACATTGAGGCCAAGTACGGCATTCCTCTTAACACTTTCAACGACCAACGATCTTACAAAATCCTTCATCCAGAAAACAAGATCCGATCGATTGCAAACATCTCTGGTACGGTCATTGTTTTTTCCGACGCGCACTTCATGCCACAAGAGACAAGCGTGGCTTTTCATGCGCTGCTTAAGCTTATCAAGAAACTGAAGCCGGCAATGGTCATCGCAAATGGCGATATCCTGGACGGCGGCACCATTAGCAAATACGGCCCCGAGTGTTGGGATGTGAGACCTTCTCTGAAGCAGGAGTTGGAAAGCGTTCAATACCACATGGACCTCATTGTCAAAGCCTCTAAAGGAACCGGTGCAATTCTTCACAGGACGATTGGAAACCATGACATTAGGTTTGAAAAACGACTTGCTGGATTAGTTCCGGAATATAGGGACATCTCAGGAACTAAGTTAGTTGACCACATTCCCGAATGGTCGGTGTCTTGGTCTGTACTTGTGAATGAGAACACAATGATTAAGCATAGATTGCAGCACTCAGGCGTGCATAGTTCTTATAACAATGTTTTAAAAAGTGGACTTTCAACTTGTTCAGGACACACTCACCTCCTCGAAATCAAGGGTTGGACGGATTACCAAGGAAGGAGATGGGGTGTCTCAACAGGCATGTTAGCTGATCCAACCTCGCAGGCATTCTTCTACACCGAGGACAATCCGGTTCCTTGGAGTCAAGGATTTGCAATACTTTCATATGATAATGATGGTCGATTGCTTCCACCGGAGTTGTGTGAAGTGATTGACGGCGTCGCATATTTTCGTGGAACATCAGTTTAAGGGGCCTTAAATGGAAGATACGTTTGTAACTGTAGACCTGACCGAATTCGAGTTTGATGCACTGGTTGACTGGCTTGGCGAGCAGGAAATCTCGTCTGGTCTGTCAAAACTGTATGACAAGCTGATTGCCGCATCTGAGGCAACCGACGAAGACGAGGAAGGGGAAAGCGAAGACGAGTAAAACTCGTTTTAGCGCCTTAACCAGCCCGCCCACGAGGCGGGTTTTTCTTTATCCATTTTTCTCCTTGACGCTGCTGCGCCTCGTCCCAGGCTTTTTCAAGCCAGTTCATCCATTCAGTTTTTGTCATCGGTTTAGCCATGGTTCTTCTCCTTCAGCTTGGCATCAACGTATTTATAAAAAGCCTTGCACCAACCTTCAGGGTCGTCGTTCCAGTCATGATTAGTCTCATACTCAACATGGCAAAAAGCCTGGTGTATCTCTTCGTCAGGCAGTCCGACCCACTCTTTCATCGCTTTGCCCTCACTGATTTAACCCGGCTCCAGTTACTTTTTTTATAAATATCTTGGTTTTCAAAGTAGCCCTTAATCTCAAGGGTGTTGCGAACGTCAATTTGTTTGCTATGTTTTATCTCGCGTTGTTCAGAGCTAGCCTTACGTTGATCTGACATGCCATCACTTGTAGTAATGTTGTTTTTTGCAATCCATGCAATCAGTTGGTCAACGCTCCAATTCGTATCCCAAAGCTTTTCGTTGAGGGCCGGCAGGTAAGCAGCAACAAAACGGGTTGGAGTGCAGCGCTGTTGCCTGTAGTACCGAGGCACTCGCTTAAGCTCAAAGAAGCGCTCCATCGTTATATGCTCCTGATCAATAAACCTGGCGATACAAATGCTCATAGAAACCCTAGCCAAGCTTTTGAATGCGCTAATCAGATACCGATCCCAAAGCTCTTGCAGCATGTCTTCATGCGCTTCGTGCATTAGGCCTAGCAAGTCGTCTAGGCTTGATCGTTTGTGTGTCGTTTCCATGCGTCTTTCTCCTCGGGTGTAACGCCTAACCAGCCGCGGGCCTTAGCCTCAACAGCACGAGCAAAGGCGTGCAGAAAGTTATCGGCATTGAGCGAATCAGGCACTTTATCCATACACTCTCTGATGTCCTGATCGCTCATCCTGGCCGGGCACCACCGGCCTTGGTTGCAGTTTTGGCTGCAAGGTGGGCACTTCATGCGTGCTCCTCAGCCCGGCGCAGGAACCGCGGGCCATCAGCCTCAGCCTCTAGCTCTCGGATGTCGTTGGCAGCATCGCTTACGCCATGCCAGTCTTTGCGAGCCATCATGACGTGCATGTACTCAATGAGCACTTGGATCTGCACTTCGGGGTCGTTGTAATCTCTCATTGGCCATCTCCAGGGTTGTGTCAGCAATTCGGATTGCAAACGCTGCAATGCGTTCAGCAGAGTCAAGTTGTAGGGTGTGGTCGTGGTAGTTCTTAACGCCACAAGCCAAGATGCCATTCAAAGCTGCAGCAATCAGGGCCATTCGATCATCACTCTTTGCCATCAGGAAGCCTCCAAAGTAAGTAAATCAAAGCGGCAAGCAACATAAATGCGCCTACCCCAAACAGGTCAAGCATTTGGTTAACTAATTCGGCCATGATCGCCTCCAAGTTGTGCCGACCACTCTCTGAAAGCTTTCTGTTTTGCCATCGTATCTGCACACTCTTTGCTAGGCGGCACCCAGCCATGCTTGCGCCAAGTAGCCGCAACGTCAGCCGCAGAGGCATAGGTTTTATAGCTGGCAATGATGTCTTGCCAACTGCGTACAGTCTCGTCCATCAAAAGGGTGCCTCCTCAAATTGGGTTAAATCGGGTTTAGGTTTGAATGCAAGCTTTACTTGATTGCGTCGCACAAAAATCCATTCAGGGAATGGCCATTCTGTTTGGTTGATCAGCCGCACCACGCAAGTGCCGTCATCGTGAATGTTCTCAAGGACTCCCAATCCTCGCGATGTCTTGACCCTAGTTCCCGGATTCATTTGTGACCTTTACTGCAGTGCTGGGCTCAAGACCAAGCTGATCAAGCAAGTCAGCAATGGCACGTTTTTGGGTGCGGCCCCAGCCAATCCTGTCACCTTGTGTGTAGGGGTAGGCAACCGCACGCCAGTCGTAGTCCCGCGTATCAAGCGGCGGTGGATCTTTGCGAACTATCACCTTCATGCTGATGTCCCTCGTTCAATCAATAATTCGAGGCCGCCCTTAGCAGACAAAATAGTGGTGTAGTCATGGCCATGCTGCTTCAATGTGTCCATGATCACGCGAGACGCGATGACCTGATCTGAATCATTCCAATCTGGGTTAACAAGCTGATGGAGCACGTCAATCATGTTGAGTGCCAATTCAAGGCGAGCAGCATCTGTCCTACCGTTGACTTTAGCCGCCTGTTGCGGGAACTTGGACTTGATGTAGCTTCTGAGTTCTGTTGCATTCATGGTGTTCTCCTAGTAGGGGCCGAAGCCCCGGTTATTAGCGGCTTGTGACTTTGACTGAGAAGACTGCGCTGGTCTTGGTGAACTGCTTGTAAGCCTCAGCGCCGTGGACTGCGATGAACGCATCTTTGTCAAAGGTGCTGCGGTTGGTCTCGGTATAGGTGGCTTTGAAGAGCGCACCCTCTACAACCTTAGGACCGCCTGCGTTGGCGGCGTCCTTGATGGCGTCTTTGATGGCATCAGCTTGCTTGGTGAGGTCGGCGATCTGTGCGAGCAATGCGCCGAGGGTGTCGATGGTGTTGAGTGCTAAATCGTTAATCATCTGAGTTACTCCGTTAGTTACTTTGTTAACAGCACGTCGCTGTGAGAAGGATATTGCGCCTGTTTAGTCCAGTTGTCAACGCGCTAGCTACCGCTCATACCCAAAAAACTTACCGCTCGTCCTATTGATAATTATTTTTTGCCTGCCAAAACCGCAAAAGCGCTTCAAACATCTGCCAGCCGCGGGTTACGTCTGCATCTGACCACTCATACATAGACACCAAGTTTGGATGCGTTGTCGAGACAAACACATTCGCGCATTTCGCGCTTGCAGATACGATTCCCATCAGGCCAGCGCGGTAGGCAGCTAGCTGCATCAGATGCTCGTCGTAACCCACTGGATCGTCCTCTGGACCGAATGCTTTTGTTTTGATGTCCACCACTGCGACATTGCAGTAAAGATCAACCTTGCCGCCAAAACCTTGCCTGTGAGCAAAAGAGCGCTCGCTTACCCACGTCTGCTTGCCGTATGCTTGGTCAAGGACTTGTGCCACAGAGCGCGAGTACTCAGTCTCCTCACCTCCCTCAAATGCTCCTTGCACTTTGGCGTGGATGTCCGTACCAAGGTCTCGTGCATCTTGAGCTTGCTGCTTGCTGTCCTGAATCACGCGCTCGGCATACGCATCGATAGACTCATCATCGCGCTTTGGCAGGGTAAGTGCTGCCAACAGCAATTGTTGCTGCTTCCAGGCCTCCAGGCCGGGCTTGGCTGCGACGTTTAGGATGGTTGTGACGGAAGGTACTAGGTCGTACTTCCGTGCATCTCTTAGCGTTGTATTGCGCTCCCTGCCGTTGGCTCCTTTGACTGTGTATCGTGGGTTTCCCTGGCGGTCATACCAGTGCGTACTTTCTTTAATGTGAACTTTGATTTCCATGTTGTTCCTTATGTTGAAAACCTCACCAAACCGTACCTTGCGTTGCCATGCACCGCCGTGCCCCGCCTTACCCCGCTGGATTCAAAGGCACTGGAAGGGGTAGCACGCTACCCTATCCACTACCCTTACCATACCCTGCCGGACCCAGCCCGGACGCGCCATACCCAACCTTGCCTTGCAGAGCCGAACACTGCCATACCCGACCAAAGTCAAAGGCACTGGGATAGGCAGCAAGCCGCCCAACCCACTACCCTCGCCACACCAAACCTAACCGTGCATCGCCTAACCTCACGACACCTTGCCTTGCCGGACCAAACCTCACCGCGCAACGCCACACAAAACCTCACTAGGCCAACCCAAAAAACCACTGGAAGGAGCGGCTGACCGCCCAATCCACTGATTTCTCAGCCCTCACCACACCGAGCCAAACCTGACCGCACCTAACCCGACCTGACCGTGCCGTGCCTTGCCACGCCTGAAAAAGCACTGGAAGGAGCAGCACGCTGCCCAATCCGCTGATCTCTCAGCCCATGCCTTACCTGACCCTACCTAACCACACCCTGCCTAACCGCGCCTGAAAAAGCACTGGGAAGGACAGAACCCTGCCCGACCCACTGATTTCTCAGTTCCAAACCTCACCAGGCCGCGCCCCACCAGGCCGCACCTAACCCTGCCAGACCAGGCCTGGCCAGGCCTTATGACTGCTCTTCAAATGCTGTAACCCTGAAGCAACCAAATGGCCCGCGCTTCTCAGGTCTAAAGTCACCAATGCCAATGTACTCGCCGGCCTCGGTCAACAAGCGATGCGCATCATCAATGCCGAGCAGGTTGTCATTGACGACCAAATCAAACTTGGCTCCCCAGCAGTCAAACCGCGGGCGGTGGCGCATGATCCGACCTTTGGTTGCTGGAATAGTCACAGGCCGGCTATCAACCTCAAAATCCTTTGCTGGACCAGCGCCGTTCAAGATCGTTACCGAGTCGCTATTCATGCGAACCGCTGATGGAACAATGAACTTCAACGTCTTCCTGCTGCCGCGCATTTTGTGGTTAGCACCGGCATTAGCCATGCAAGCAGGAATACTAAAAGCGTTGAAGTAAAACGTGCCATCAGGGGCGATATAAGCCACCTTGGTGGCCTCATCGCGTGGGTTTGAGTTGTCAACCTTCACCCGACGGGTTGCCTTGCCCTGCTCGGCTTCTTCGCCAAAGCGGTGGATTAAAAGAGGTGATGTGCCGCGGATTTCAACTGATACTGTTTTCATGTATAGCTCCAAATAAAAAAGTTAAATTACATCCAATACCTAGGCCAAAGAAGTGTCGTGGTTTCATGAGCGCCCCTGTTGATTAACTCTGGCTCAGTCAGCTCCTCCCGCGTTGGCAAGACCCAAATCCCTTTTTTAGTCCAGTGCGGAACAGCAATGACCTGAAATAAAATAAAGACCTTGGTCCACACCCGCTCGGCCATGCGATCTTCAGGCCTGGGTACTACAACGCTCGGATCCGGAAAGGTTTTGGGAGCCTTGGGTGTCTTTTTAGTCAACTTGTCAGAAAGGGATCGAATCATCATCATCCTCCATGCCTTTGTTGCTGTTTATTTGCTCATGCTTGTCAAACCAATCATCAGAATCTGCAAACCGTGATGGTTTGGACGGTGCCTTGTTAACCGCCTTTTCATACTCGGGCGATTGCATGATCGTTTTCTGCAGATTCTGACTGACTTGACTTAGCGCTTCAGCAGAGAAATGGTCGAAACTAAAATAAATTGACTCATTCTGTTGAGCTGGCAATCCAAGCTTTCTGATGACTGCAGGAACGGTTGTGACGTTGTCCACATTGGCAAAGGTACGATCACCCTTGACGCTATGTTTGATGGTTAGCATGCAGTGTTTCCCAAGCAAGGATCGGATATCCCAACCCTTCTGGCCGCGGACTTGGCCGAGTTCCTCAGGCGTAAAGTCCTTGCCGCCCCGCCAACTGACAATGTGCTGCCGCAGCTTTGACTTCTCGTGCAGGCTTTTCGTGTAACGCTGGCTGATCGACAGCGGCCTGCCATCAGACAAGGCTAGAGGCTCGCCATCTGAGTCCTCGCCATGAAGTTCCCACATCAACCTAAGCTGTTTGCCGGATTTTTCCTCGCCCATGTATACATATTTTTGCGTGCCTAATTCCACTATTCCGTAGCAAACGGCCAAGTGGGAGCCGCTTGGCACGAGCTTAAATTCTCGTTCCGTTGTACCGCCTTCAGATATAAACATTGTCACGCTCCTTTGATAAGTAAGACAATCCTAATTCGCTTGCAAGCCAACTCCAATCTTCCTGGCTTGCTACCCCGTTACGCGCTCTGAGATACGCCTCTTCAGTCATCCTCTCGCGCTCTTCCATCACCTGCTGCCATTCACTGTTGTCATCTCTCATGTTGGTTACTCCGTTAAGTTGTGATGCACAACGAGTGTTTCATGTCTCGAACACCTTGTCAAGCGATTTCATAGGGGTTGCAATACTAGAAGCGTTCGATTATTCTAACGCCATGACGATACGAGAACTGATGGAAGCGGTAGGCGGGATCAGGGCTGCAGCCAGGCTGATGGGCGTTGCGCCGAGCACAGCGCATTACTACTGCAGCAAGAACCGTGTGCCGATCAAGAAACTTATGCTGCTTGCAGCGATGGCCGAGAGGTTTTCAAGTGGGAATTTGAGATACAAACAAATTTTGAGGGAGTTTGGATGATGCAACCGATTGGATCGATTGAAATTGAGATGGACGACGAGAAGTACCGACTGGTGATTCCAGAAAACTGCAGCGGTTATGAAGCTGCATGCCTAGCGCACATGTTGGCATTTGCAACCGTCAGCAATACCGCGCTGGATTTCAAGACTTACATCCAAGAACAACAGATTGAGCGCTTGTGGGAGCGGGTTGAAAAGCAGCCGACAAGCGTGTAACCTCCAACGGGCATGGCTACCTCGACGGAGGGAAAAGCGGACTCGTCACCCGCCTGCCTACGCCCAACTTCAGTGACGACGAACCTTTGACGAGGGTAGATTATGCGTATTAAAAACTGGAATCGTTTCCAGCATTTCCGTGATCGGAAACCGCCTTGGGTAAAGCTTTACCGCGATTTGTTGGATGATCGTGATTGGCACAACCTTGAACCAAAAGCAGCAAAAATGCTTGTTATGCTCTGGCTTCTTGCCAGCGAGAATGATGGCCATCTTCCGAGCGATGAAGACATTGCTTTTAGGCTGAGATTGTCAATTCAGCAGGTGAAACATGACATTTCAAAGCTGTCCCACTGGCTGGAGCAAAGTGATATCAAGCCGATATCAGGTGGATATCAAGATGATCCTCTAGAGACAGAGGGAGAGACAGAGACAGAGGGAGAGGGAGAGAAGCCCCCCGCTAAAAAAATCGCTACGCGCTTGCCCTCTGATTGGGAGCCAAGCGAAGAGCTAATCGCTTTTGCTCGTAAAGAAAGGCCAGACCTCAATTTGCGCACAACAATCATGTCGTTCATGAATTACTGGCACGCTAAAGCTGGCCAAGACGCAACGAAGCTTGACTGGGACAAAACCTTCAAAAACTGGGTGCTTAAGGAAAAGCAAGGTCCAGCCAAGCCTGCTGCAATCAATCCCTATGCAGGTGCGCTATGAGGGGTCATGACTTTGTGATTGCTTGCAAGCTAGCTTCTTCCTCGCCCCGCGCCGTTTTTGTGGAGTTTGATGGCGAGCCTGATCCAACCCTGCCGATTCCTGTTGTCGTGGCCGCGCCGTTTGAGCGCGACTACCGCTGGGCGAAGGATTTGGTTGTCCACGTTGTAGGAATCGATTCTGAGGCCGTTTTTGAGGCCGTAGAGGCGTTAAAACTGTTTAAGGCTAGGAGGATATTCGCCCACTACCGCGAAACGCTTCCAGGGCTTGTATGGGACTCTGAGAGGGATGTATGAATACGATACCTGACAACATTGATTTTCAGACTTGGTACGACTTGATGGAGCCGGCGGTCAAGATAAGGCCAGCTCGGGACATTGTCCGCGAGGCTATTGCGCTACTGCAAGCTGATCTGCCGGCGCCTGTGGTTATGCCCTGGCAAAAGCTTAAGGACATGTTTTCATTCCGAGCCGGTGAAGTCACGGTTTACGCTGGCCAGAACGGCAGCGGCAAGTCAATGATTACGACAATGATCGCGCTGCAGCTTATGGCTCAAAAGCGCAACGTCCTGATTGCAAGCTTTGAGATGAAGCCAACGACCACCTTGCAGCGCATGGTCAGGCAGTTTGCAAACACGCAGTTTCCGACGATTGAGGATTATCAGCGCTTTTCAAGCTGGGCGGGAAATTACCTGTGGTTTTATGACCGTCAAGGAGAAGCTAGCAGGGAGCAGGTGATTGGCGTAGGCAACTATGCCGCGAAGGAACTCAAGATGCAGGACTTCTTCATCGACTCATTGATGAAATGCGTCCGCGGTGAAGATGACTACAACGCACAGAAAGACTTCGTATCAGATTGCACGAACCTGGCCCGCGATACCAACTTGCACGTTCACCTAGTCCACCACATCAGGAAGGGGCAGACGGATGAGTCTTTGCCGCAGAAGGTGGACATGAAGGGCAGCGGGTCCATTGCCGACCAGGTGGATAACGTGTTCATGGTCTGGCGCAACAAGAAAAAAGAAAGGTTGATTGAGGCTGGCCAACTTGTTGAGCCAGATGAACCTGATGCGATGCTTTTATGCGAGAAGCAAAGAAACGGAGAAAACGAGCCGCGGTTAAGACTTTGGTATGACCGCAAGTCCCAACAATTTACGGAGAAGCCCGGTGCAAACCCCTACCGATTCGATTCCGATTTTTGAGGTCACGTTACCGTGGCCACCAACCATAAACACTTATTGGCGGCACAAAGTTACTGGCAGGCTGGCAACCGTGTACGTCACGCCTGAGGGCAAGGCTTACCGCAAAGCAGTCAATGACCTGGTGCTTGAGGCCGCAATGGTGCAGCGCTATCTCAAGCAGGCTGGCCCTGTCCGAGTAGTGATTGAGGCTTTCCCGCCGGACCGCAGGAAAAGAGACTTGGACAACATCCTGAAGTCGTTGCTCGATGCGCTAACGCACGCAGGGGTGTGGGAGGATGACAGTCAGATTGAAGATTTGAGGATTTACAAAGCAACTATTGCCGGCATGGTGAAAGTGAGGATTCATGAGCAAGCAGCATGACCCAAATGACGCCGTTGACTACATCATCAAGCACGCCGCGCAGTTTGCGGATGCCAAAGCTCAGCGCGTTTACCTTGAAGAGTTCAGGAAAAGCAAAAAGGCAATGCTGATGCGAGATAGTCTGGAGACGGCGCTCGGAGCACAGGAACGCGAGGCTTATGCTCACCCGGAATATCTTGAGCTGCTTGTGGGCATCAAGGAGGCGGTGCGAATCGAGGAGAAGTTGAGATGGGACTTGATCGCAGCGCAGGCAAGGATTGAGATCTACCGGACGCAGCAGGCTAATCTCAGGGCTGAAGGCAAGGCAACAATATGACCAAGGACGAGAAGCAGCATCTCAACAAAGTTGCGGCTATTGGTTGCGTGCTTTGCCATCTACAGGGCACGCCTGGCAGCTTGGCCGAAATCCACCATCCGCGCAAGGGAACCGGCATGGGACAACGGGCGAGCCACTATGACGCAATCCCACTTTGTCCGGAGCACCATCGCGGTAGCACGGGCATCCACGGCATGGGTGTCAAAGCATTCACGGCGCATTACGACATTGACGAGGCAGGTCTGCTGCACATCACACGCCGTTTGGTAGCGCATAAAGACCACTTGTCGGTTGGATGGCGAAAGTCTACACAAGTGGACTAAAAGCGTGTAGGATTTTTCCTGTAGTACTTAACAACGTAAGGAGTAAACGAAATGGCTGTAATCATTCACGACGAGAGGGCTTACTACGCAGGCGCACGTCGCAACATCATTGCGAATGCGAAAAAAACTTTTGCCAAGACGCA